TATCAATACGATATTGATGTTGCTGAAGTGGCTGAGTTATGGCGTCGTGGTTCTGTGGTTGGTAGTTGGTTACTCGATCTTACCGCTACTGTATTACGCCGCGATCGAGAGCTTAGCAAGTTCGATGGAGGAGTATCAGACTCTGGTGAGGGCCGTTGGACTGTTCACAGTGCTGTGGATCTCGGTGTTCCAGCCCCTGTTATTACTACTGCTCTCTACTCAAGATTTGAGTCCAGACGACTGGGACGATTTGCGAACAAAGTCCTGAACGGTATGCGTGCTATGTTTGGAGGACACGACGTAAGATGACACTTGCTGATGTTTATATTTGGGGAGCGATCCCTTTCGTTATAGTTACTCTCTGCTTTGGTTTTATCAAAGGGGAAAATGATTACTATGAAACTGACAAGTATGATGGTGATGGCACCGCACACAAAGTGTTGAAGTAGACAGTACAATCAAATAATGATATACTGGGGTTCTTCGGATCCCCTTTTTTTATGAACTTCCTGGGACTGCGACTGGAAGATCACGACGCAAACATTTGCTATACTGAAAATGGCAAAGCAAAGTATATAAAAACTGAGAGAATATATCAACAGAAGCATCATGGATATTCCAACTTCAATGGATGGTTGAATGTTCTAAAAGATTGGGGTGTTGAACTCAAAGATATTGATGCAATCGGTATCGTCACGGATGATGGTGGTGACGATCTTTGGGAAGTCTTGGATTTTCCTTTGTTCAAGCACATGGGATTCAAAAAACCTGTCTTTAGAATTGATCATCACTATGCCCATGCACTCAGCATTTGGCCCCTAGGGATAAAGACAGACGTTGATATTGTCTTTGATGGATTTGGTAATAATGATGCGACTCATACCGTTATTAGAAACAATGAGATTATTAGTCGGGGGACAATATACGATCATCCAAGTCTAGGACAGATCATGGGGAACCTAGGAGACATCCTGGAGATCCGTGGTATCAACTTAGATCACGCAGGTAAATTGATGGCACTCAAGGGGCATGGAAACGTCTCTCAGAGCGAACTGGAGTCCTTAAAAAAGAACCTATCACGATACGACATACAATTTCTAGATCATCTGTGGGACATTGATTGTGTTAAGGGGTTGAAGTGGCAGGAAATCTGCAATCATATTCAGGTGTGCCATACTTTTACTGAACAAATCTATAATGATTTCTTCTGCAAGTATTCCGAACCTGGTGAAGTTGTTGGATATTCTGGTGGAATCGCACAGAATACTGTAATCAATTCTGCTATCGATAGGAATCTAGTCATCCCACCTCACTGTGCAGATGATGGATTGTCTTTTGGTGCTGTAGAATTTTTACGCAGATTCTATCAAGAACCTGAGTTTTGTATTGATGGATATCCTTTTTGGCAAGAGGATGACTGTCCTGAAGAACCAACCGAACAGACT